GTAGAACAGTTCGGCGTATCCGAAGGCTTAGCGCTTGTATCCGGCAACGGCGTCGCCAAACCAGAAGGCTTCACTGTTGCTGCAGGCGTCGCAACCGTCAAGTCAGGACATGCAACACTGATTACAGCAGATGGATTGATCAACTTGTACCACGAACTCAAAGAAGGCTACTTGGCCAACTCGTCGTTCGTGTTCTCGCGTCCCACGTTGAGAGAAATTCGTAAGCTGAAAGATGGCCAAGGCCAGTATCTTTGGGCACCAGGCATCCGCAGTGAGGCTCGCCCCGCTGAGCTTCTTGGCCGCCCGTATGTCACCGCTACCGACATGGCTTCGATCGCAGCAAACGCAGTGCCCATCGCTTTCGGTGATTTCCGTCGAGCTATGCTTATCGTAGACCGATTGAATATGGAGATGATGACTGATCCCTATACCGCCAAGTCTACCGGCATGATAGAGCTTTCAGCGCGTCGCCGTATCGGCGGTCAGGTTATTCTTCCTGAAGCAATCAAGTTGCAGAAAATTGAAATTTAGTTTCTAAGTAATCTAAAGGAGCAAACTATGAGTGCAAATGCAGCAGATCAAACAAGCAATTTCTCCGTAGATCAAAACGGAGAATTCGTAGTATTCAAGTCAGGTTGTACCGTAGCGTCAGGTACAATCGTGCAAGCCGCCCACAATGTTGTTTTGCTCGCAGAGGTGAACGCAGGAAAAACTGTGCTCCCTGCCGTACCCAATGCCAAGTATCGAATCTTAGCAATTCGTGCCCAAGCAGCAGGCGCCTTTGCAGCGTTAACGTTGCTTCGTGTTATGAGCTCAGAAGTCGTTGTAGTCTCATACACACAAGCAGTGTTATTAGACGGCTCTGTATTCACCACTGACAACGTAATCGTCGGGCAAACTTTAGGTGCCGGCTTTAACGTAGACCTAGCAGTCAATACCGCCATCACTGTTGATAAAACAGGTAGTGCCGCTACGACCGCCACAAGTGAGTCGTTTACGATTATGTATCAGCTGATACCTGCGTAAACAAAACAAGAACAATTGAAAGGATAATAAAATGCAAGACTTGACAAATAACATTCAAGTGCTTCGAGCACTTGTAGCCTCCACAATAACCGCTACCACGGTTGGAACGCTTTATGCAGATCTCCAACAGTTCGAGCAAATCGCCGTAGCCGTTACTATCGAAACTGTCGGAACAGCCGACGCAACTAACTTACTTACGTTTTCTGTTGAGGAGTCTGATTCTTCTTCGTTTGCCAGTGGCAACACCGCTGTGCCAGCCATCCGTATAATCGGTACCGCTACAGTGATCAACGCTACGGCCCAAGCAACCACCACAGCAAAATTTGGTGTAGTAAAGGGGCTCAAGCGTTATCTACGAGTTGTGGTAACAGAGACCGGCACCGCCTCCGCAAACGTTGCCGCTCTCTGGCTCTTAGGAAGCCCACGTCGCGGCCCCGTAGCGTAACAGTTGTAACGATATAGTTAAAAAGGGTAGCAGGCATTAAGCCGCTACCCTTTTAGTGCTTAGAAAGGAACACAATGGCGTTCATAGAAGATCTAGTTTTCCAAGCAATTCCTGATACGCCGATGTATCAGTTTCAACCAGAAGTTCGCCGTATAGTAAAACCTGATGCAGCGTGTATCTCAATCGACCGCGTAAAAGAAGTCTTAAGAATACCGCTAGAGGATACCACCCAAGACTTCGCTTTAAGACTGTTCTTAAAAGCCGCTACGTTGAAGCTAGAGGAAACAACTACAGCCATCATAATGAAATCGAAGTTCCGGCAAGTGATGTCCGGCGCGCCGAGAGTAGTAGAGCTGCTGACCTATCCTTTAATTTCAGTAGACAGCGTTAAAGTGATTGCAAACGAAACAAACGACACACCAGTGTTAGTTATTTCGAGCACCTACGGCATCGCTTCAGAGACAATTTTTTCTAGGAGTGTTTGGCCTACGCACAGAGACTACAAGAGTTTCATAATCGAGTACTACGCCGGTTTCGGCAACAACGCTACCTCTAGCGACGCCGACATCCTAGCAGCACAAGAATCAGTCCCCGAAGACTTAGTATTAGCCGTCGCGCTGTACACAGGTCACTTATATGAAAACCGAGAAGGGCAAGACTTAGAAGGCCGCTTTGAGTCAATGTATATAAGATACGGATCAATGCCGCCAATGGTTGCAGAGTTAATTGAGCCCTACATAAGGCGGAGCTTATGAGAGAGACTAGACACATTGTCAGAGCAGGACGATATCGGCACGTTGTCAGAATCGAAAAGCTGACAGACACAACAGATGATCTCGGAGGACACCCAAAAGAAATAAGTGTTGTTTTTAGAGGGCACGCGCAGATAAATCCTGCGTATGCTTTCGAGAGAGAACACAACATGCAGACTAAGCACGAAGTTACACATGTAATTCGTATGAGATCGCTGCCTGAATTTGATCCTGCTACGCACAGGTTAATTAAAGAGTTTCCAACACCCGAAAGAATATTTGCCGTGTACTCAAAAATTGATATCGAAGAACGCGGCAGACTGACCCAAATGCTTTGCATAGAGCAGCCAGGCAAATTCTAATGAACAACATCGTATCAGTTAGGTTGGTAAGCATACCCGAGCTGCAAAGAGACTTCAAACTGTTCAATGTGCGGATACGAGGAGGCGTCGTAAAAGCCCTACAAGCTTCCGCTTTGAACATTATGAACAACGCAAAAAAAGCGTGCCCAGTAGATACCGGTATTTTACGAGCATCTATACGTCCAGTGTTCTATAACAACGGGTTGACCGTTCATGTAGGCACTGACGTGTATTACTCAGCGTTCGTAGAATTCGGTACCGGAAGGCGAGGCGCCGCATCTTCTCACGCCCCGCTACCTGACACCTATGCCCACGGGCCTAAGCCCGGTATGCGTGCGCAACCATACTTGTACCCGGCTGTTGTAATAGAAGAGCCAAAACTGATCGCCAAACTAAAAGATGTGTTCAAATGATTCCTAATCCAGGTACAGCCCAATTCGCACTATCCGCTGGAATATATAAAGAACTGTCTACGAGCCAACTTTTAAGTACCCTTACAAAAGGCGTATTCGACGGCGACGCGCCGCCAGCTATAGCGTACCCGTACATAGTAATAGGTGAAACCACAGAAGGAAACAACGATCTGTTGAATCGCTTCGGCATGGTGCTAACAGTCGCTATCCATGTATGGAGTCGTTACAGAGGAACAAGCGAGGCCAAGATAATTACAAATGAAATTCTAAAAAGACTAAATAGGCACCAACTTCCATGTGAAGATTGGGTCGTTACGCTTGCTACCTACGAAGGAGCTAACACTCTAACGGAGGGAGACGAAGTTAGGCACGCAATAATTAGAATGCGGTACAAAATGTCTCCAAAGGAGTAAAGCAGTGAATGATCTAGGATACCGTGAAGACGGTGTATGGAACGGCCGTAAAAAATTCAAATGCGATTTTTGTAAGTTCGCTACAACAGTAGAAGTGCAAATTCGTGGCCATGTTATATCGAGCCATCAATTGGCGCTAATTGGTAGCCAACGTCATGAAGTTGTCAAAAGCATGGACGTATTATTGCTAGACGGCAACGGCAAACCTATAACCGAACGAGAAGTAACTCAAGAAGAACTAAGAAGGAGATAAGCAATGCCTAGAACAGCACTGGCAAAAATTCAGAGCCCCGGATCATTCCCCACAGCCGGGGTACTTTGTACGTTCACCGCGTACGATGCCGCAAACATGAATGACTTTAGCATGACCGGCGACGATTTACTGCTAGTTAGAAATGTAGCAGTCAGCGCTAAAACAGTCACCATCAATTCGAGCGCCGACAACATGGGACGCTCCCGAGATATTACCGCGCAATCAGTTGCCGCCGCAACGACAGTGGTATTCGGGCCGTTCACAAACAAAGCCGGATGGGTGCAAGCCCTTAACAAGTTGCACTTTCAAGCCGAAGACAACAACATCCAGTTTTGTGTGATTAAGTTAACTTAAAAGGAGTCATGAAAAATGCCAAGAGTAACAGTTGCTAAAACAATTGCGCCAGGACCGTATCCTACGGCTGGAGTAGTTGTAGCGTACACCGCTACAGATACTACTGACGGAAATCAGTTCCTAATGACCGGTACAGAACTACTGTTAGTAAGAAATACCGGAGGATCGTCATACACATTTACAGTGACCAGTGTGCCTAACGAGCGCGGTCGATCCAGAAACATCACAGCCGAGTCAATTGCAGCAGGTGCCGTACGAGTGTTAGGGCCTTTTAAGAGCAAGCAAGGTTGGGCCACAGCCGGCGGCACTCTGGAGTTTACCGCTTCAAACGTTGCAGTTGAGTTCGCAGTAATCAAACTCTCCTAGTAGTTCAATAAAGTATACGTCCAGAGGACAATAGTTCCGCGTAAGACACGCAAATCTATTTAGGAGAAACACACCATGGCGTCAAACGCAGTTAGCGCGTTCGGAACTTTATTGAACATAGGTGACGGGGCCGTACCAGAAAATTTCAGCACCGTCGCAGAACTTAGGTCATTAAACGGACCTTCGTTCTCAGCCGAAACGATAGATGTAACTACTCACAACACCGCGACCCCATTTCGGCGGTACATATC